GGTGATCGCAGACCGCTCGCTGCCGCTAGCGTTAGCGGTCTAGGCTCATAAACGCTTGCAGCGCAAGGGATCTCACCCGGTCGCAAAATGGTCTCGGCCTAAGACCGTTTAACGGCGTTTAGGACCAGTTAAGTTAAGGCTAATGGTGCTTAACGCTGTCGCGTGTTGGTTACGTTCGCTGAGTTTGCTGCGATTCGTGGATGCACGAAAGCGGCAGTGACTCATGCCAGCAAGAGCCGCATCGCTGCGGCGGTGGTGATCAAAGACGAAAAGAAATGGCTCGACCGTGACCTGGCGCTGGAGCTGTGGAACAAGAACACGCAGGCGACGCATTGCAGCAAAGTGAGTCAGCCGGATCCAGTGGATCCGAAAGAACTGCGCCGCGCGATCGACAAGTTGCCGGATGACGCGATCCCGGATCTCAATGAGTCCAGGGCGAGACGCGAGCACTACCAGGCGGAGCTGGCCAAGCTGCAGGTAACGCAGCAGCGTGGCGATCTGGTGCCGGTGGAGGATGTGAAGAAAGACGCGTTCCAAGTGGGCCGCAGCATCCGCGAGGCACTGGCCAATTTGGCGGATCGGCTCAGCCACCAGCTGGCGGGCGAGACGGACCCGACGGTGATCCATGAGGTGCTGACGCGCGAGCACCGGGACGCGCTGCTGGCGTTGGCGGAGGTGGAGGCGTGAGCGTCTGGCGCGCTGGGTTCATGGAAGGGCTGCGTCCGGAGCAGCCGTTGACGGTGAGCGAGTGGGCGGATGCGCACCGGCGGCTGAGCAGCAAGGCGAGCGCGGAGCCGGGGCCGTGGCGCACTAGCAGGACGCCGTATCTGCGCGAGCCGATGGATTGCTTGAGCAGCAGCAGCCTGGTGCAGCGGGTGGTGATGATGTTTGCGGCGCAGACGGGCAAGACAGAGGCGGGCAGCAACTGGCTGGGCTATGTGATCGACCATGCACCGGGCCCGATGCTGTGCGTGCAGCCGACGGTGGAGATGGCCAAGCGGCTGAGCAAACAGCGGCTCGAGTCGATGATCACGGAAACGCCGGTGCTGGCTGAGAAGATCGCGCCGGCCAGGGCACGGGATTCGGGCAACACGATGTTCAGCAAGGAGTTCCCCGGCGGGATCATGCTGCTGACGGGGGCCAACAGCGCGACGGGGCTGCGGTCGGCACCGTGCCGGTACCTGTTCGCTGATGAGGTGGACGCGTTCCCGACTGATGTGGACGGCGAGGGCGACCCCGTGGCGCTGGCGGAGCGGCGGACGACGACGTTCGCGCGGCGGAAGATCCTGCTGACCAGCACGCCAACGGTAAAGGACTTCAGCCGGATTGAGGCGGAGTACCTGCGCAGCGATCAGCGGCGGTTCTATGTGCCGTGCCCAAGTTGCGGCGGGATGCAGTGGCTGCAATGGCCGCGGCTGAAGTGGGACGCAAAGCGGCCGGGTGATGTGCGGTATGAGTGCGAGCACTGCGGCGAACGATTCGAGGAGCTACACAAGCCGGCGATGTTGCGTGGCGGCGAGTGGCGCGCGACGGCACCGAGCGATGGCCGGACGGCGGGGTTTCAGTTGAGTGGGCTGTATAGCCCGCTGGGGTGGTGCAGCTGGGAACAACTGGTGGATGACTTTCTGCGGGCAAAGGCGGACGCGCCGGCCTTGAAGGCGTTTGTGAACACCCGACTGGCCGAGACATGGGAAGAGGACTATGCGGCGTCGGTCAGTGCTGATGGGCTGCTGGCGAAGCGGCTGGACTACCCAGCGGGCAAATGCCCTGATGGTGTGGTGCTGCTCACCTGCGGCGTGGACGTGCAGGACAACCGACTGGCGGTGAGCGTGTGGGGATGGGGCGAAGGCGAGACCGGATGGCTGGTGTGGCATCAGGAGCTGATGGGCGACCCGACGCAGACGGAGGTGTGGGGGCAGTTGGATCAGGTGCTGGCAACCGAGTGGGATGCGGTCGGCGGGCGGACGCTACGGATCAGCCAGATGGCGGTCGACAGCGGCGGCCACTGCACGCATGAGGTCTATGCCTATGTGCGTGATCGGGTGCGGCAGGGCGTGGTTGCGATCAAGGGCAGCAGCAGGCGCAACAGCCCGGCGGTGGGCAAGGGCAGCAAGGTGGATGTGAACTGGCGCGGGCGTGTGATCAAACGCGGCGTGACGCTGTATCAGCTGGGGACTGACACGATCAAAACGACGCTGTTCGGCCGGCTGCGGCACAACGAAGGCGCGGGCGGATTGTTCTTCGGGCAGGCCGCTGATGCGGAGTACTTCAAGCAGTTGACAAGTGAACGGCAGGCGTTGCGGTATCACCGCGGCTTCCCGATCCGGGAGTGGGTGAAGAAAGCAGGCGATCGAAACGAGGCACTCGACTGTGCGGTTTATGGCTATGCGGCGATGCTGATCTACAGCCGACGGATGAACAAGGCGACGATGTGGCAGCAGTTGCGTGATCAGTTGGAAGGCGGGAAGAAACCAGCGCTAAGATCGACACAGCAGTCCGCTCCGGCGGCTGCTAGTGGCTTCGTGAGCAACTGGTAGCCGTGCGCATCCCAAGCGAGATCAGAGCGGGCGACACGATCCAGTGGCGCGATGTCGAGGGCGTGGACAACCTCGGCAACGCGGTCAGCAGCGCTGATTACACACTGACCTATTGGCTGCGGTTCAACGCTGCCAGCGAAGGCGCAAGCGTGACCGGCACGGCTTACGGCACTGGATGGGAGGTCACGATCAGCGCAGCGACCAGCGCGGGCTTTGACGCGGGGACGTGGTTCTGGCAGGCGATCGCCAGCAAGGCCGGATCGGTGATCACGCTGGGCAGCGGTCAGCTGACCGTGGCAGCAGCGCTGAGCTATGCCGGCACACCCGGCGCGCTTGACGGTCGATCACAGGCGCAAAAGGACCTGGATGCGGTGCAGGCTGCGATCCGCGCGCTGGTATCCGGCGGTGTGGTGCGGGAGTACACGATCGGCAGCCGGAGCCTGAAGAAGTACGAGCTGGCGGATCTGCTGCAGCTGGAGGCGAAGCTGAAGGCTGATGTGAAACGTGAGCAGATGGCGGACCTGATAGCCAACGGGCTGGGCAACCCGCACAATCTGTTCGTGAGGTTCTGAGATGGGACTGAGGACGCGGCTATTCCGGGCGATGGGCTTTGAGCCGGTGCGGCCGCGGGGTCGGGCGTATCAGGGCGCGCGCGTCAGCAGGCTGACGGCGGATTGGGTGACGAGCGGCACCAGTGCTGACGCTGAGATCAAGTCGAGCTTCAAGGCACTCCGCAACCGTGCGCGGCAGCTGTGCCGTGACAACGACTACGCCAAGCAGGCACTGCGCGCGATCCAGAACAACGTGATCGGGCACGGCATCCGCCATCAGGGGCAGGTGCGGATGTTGCGTGGCGGCAAGCTGGATGAGGTGATCAATGGCCGCATCCATGAGCAGTGGGAGCGGTGGATGCACAAGAGCCGCTGTGATGTGAGCGGCATTCTTGGCTTCCATGACATCGAGCGGCTGCTGATCCGCAGCATGGCCGAATCGGGCGAGGTGTTCGTGCGGATGATCAAGCGGCCGTTCGGTGATAGCCGGGTGCCGTTCGCGCTGCAGGTGCTCGAGGCGGATTACCTGATCGATGACGATGTGCCCCAGGCGGCTGAGGGCAACACGGTCAGGATGGGCATCGAGGTGGACCAGTACCTGCGGCCGCAGGCTTACCACTTCTATGCGAACCACCCAGGCGACACCTACGCGGGCAATCCGCGCACTAACGGCCGGCGGCTCCGTGTGCCAGCTGATGAGGTGATCCATCTGTTCCTGCCGGAGCGGCCGGGGCAGACCAGGGGCGTGACGTGGTTCGCGTCGGCGCTGATGCGGCTGCACATGCTGCAGGGCTATGAGGAAGCCGAGGTGGTGCGGGCGCGGGCGAGCAGCGCGCTGATGGGATTCATCACCAGCCCTGAGGGCGAGCTGATCGGTGATGCGGTCTATGAAGGCGAACGGGTGAGCGAGTTCCAGCCGGGCGTGTTCAAGTATCTGAAGCCGGGCGAGTCGGTGACGGTGCCGGACCTGAACAGTCCTGACGGGCAGCTGGAGCCGTTCACGCGGTCGATGCTGCGCGCTGTTGCGGCTGGCGTGGGCGTTTCGTTCGAGAGCATCAGCAAGAACTTCTCTGAGAGCAACTACAGCAGCAGCCGGCTGAGCCTGTTGGAGGAACGCGATACCTACCGGGTGCTGCAGCGGTACATGATCGAGAACTTCCACCAGCAGGTGTTCGAGCAATGGCTCGACATGGCGGTGCTGAGCGGCGCGCTGAACCTGCCGGGCTATGAGACCAACCCGGACCGCTATCGCGCAAGCCGGTGGGTGCCGCGTAGCTGGGAGTGGGTGGATCCGCAGCGTGAGGTGGACGCCTACAAGACGGCGGTGCGATGCGGCTTCAAAACGCTGGGGCAGGTGATCGCTGAGCAAGGCGGCGACCTTGATGATGTTCTGGTCGCGCGTCAGGCCGAGCTGGCGATGCTCGACGAGATGGACATCGTGACCGACACCGATCCGAGTGAGGTCACATCTGGCGGCGCAAGCCAGGCGCCGCTGAGCATGGGTGCGGTGCCGCCGTTCGAGGACACCGAGCTACCGCTTGAAGGCGAAGAGTACGAAGAGGAATCAGTGCTCGAGGATCCGACCGAGGCGCCTGAGGATTGATGGCAACGATTAACGGGCAGGAGATCAACCTGATGCCGACCGATGGCATGAGGACTGAGGCGCAGCGTTACCGCGACTGGAAGGCCGAGGGCCGGGCAGGTGGCACGGAGGTGGCCGCGGCCAGAGCACGGCAGATCCTGAGCGGTGATGAGCTGAGCGCTGACACCGTGATCATCATGGCCGCATGGTTCGCGCGGCATGAGGTGGACAAGCAAGGCGAGGGCTTCAGTCCTGACGAGGATGGCTATCCCTCACCCGGTCGCGTTGCATGGGCTGCATGGGGTGGCGATGCAGGGCAAAGTTGGGCTAGCGCAAAGGCCGATAGAATCAAGGCATTAGAAGACAGAAGCGCCGTGGATTTTGCGCGCCCCTATCCGAATGAGCACGCGGCAAGACTGACCGATCCTGATCAGTACGATTCGCTGCGCCGCGAGAACGGTGCCGGCGGTCCTGGGATTGACTTCATCTATGGGATCAAGGAAGGCGAAAGCGAGATCCAGGCGATTCGGTTCAGCAGCGCGCAGTACAGCCCAGCCGAGGCGCGCGACTGGTTGGCTGAGCATGACTTCAGCCCGATTGAGTTTGAGGAGGCCACCGGCGACGGCGAGCGCGCAGAACCTGGTGAGCTGTCCGAAGGCGACTTCGTGCAGTGGGACAGCAGCGGCGGCACCGCTCGCGGCCGCATCGAGCATGTGATGCGTGAAGGCACGCTGGGCGTACCTGACACCGAGTTCAGCATTGACGCAGCGCCTGAGGATCCGGCTGCGCTGATCCGCATCTACCGCGAAGGCGATGAAGGCTGGGAGCCGACTGAGGTGCTGGTGGGACACAAGTTCTCCACGCTGACCAAGATCTCGGCGCTGCGCAGCCTTGAGGGCAAGTATCAGCGAGCGGAGCTGACCACCTTTGACGAGGTGCAGGATCGGATCTATGAGTTCCCGTTCAGCTCTGAGTTCCCTGTTGCGCGTTACTTCGGCAACGAGATCCTGAGCCACGAGGCTGACGCAGCCAACCTAAGCCGCCTGAACGATGGCGCGCCGTTGCTTTTCAACCACAACCCTGACAAGGTGATCGGCGTGGTTGAGCGGGCTTACATCGACGGCAAACGCCGTCGTGGTTATGCCCGCGTGCGGTTCAGCCGCAACGCCTTCGCGCAGGAGATCCTGAGCGATGTGAAGGACGGCGTTCTACGGAATGTGTCCTTCGGCTACTCCATTGACAAAATGGAGGAACGAGGCAGCGGCGACTTTGTTGCTACTGCCTGGTCTCCTTATGAGATCAGCGTTGTCTCAGTGCCGGCTGATCCCGGTGTTGGGATTGGCCGATCTTTTGAGGCCGACACCCCTGCTGCTTCGGCAGCACCATCCCCTGATCCTATTCCTTCAATGGAAAACGCCACCCCTGATCTGGCCGTGGTGCAGGCCGAGGCCGCTCAGGCCGAACGGTCCCGCATCTCGGACATCACTGCCCTGTGCGAAAAGCACGGCATGGCAGACCTGGGCCGGCAGCTGGTTGAGTCTGGTCGTTCAATCGACGAGGCTCGCGCTGCTGTGCTCGACAAGCTCAACATTCACCAGGAGCCCGTGACCATGCAGGCCGCCGACCTTGGCCTTAGCGAGAAGGAGAGCCGCAGCTTCTCCTTCCTTCGCGCCATCAACTTCCTCGCCAACCCTACCGATCGCTCTGCCCGTGAGGCTGCAGCGTTCGAGATCGAAGCCTCCGAGGCTGCTGCCGCCAAACTCGGCCGTCAGTCCCGCGGCATCACCATCCCTCAGGATGTGCTGCGTCGTGACCTGAACGTCGGCGCTGCTACCGCCGGCGGCAACCTGGTCGCTACCGATCTGGATGCCGGGTCGTTCATCGATCTGCTGCGCAACGCTTCCGCTCTGGATCAAGCTGGCGCCACTGTGCTGACCGGCCTGACCGGCAACGTCGCTATCCCCCGCCAGTCGGGTGCTGCCACTGCCTACTGGGTGGCTGAGAGCGGCTCGCCCACCGAGAGCCAGCAGACCGTGGATCAGGTCAGCCTGACCCCCAAGACGGTTGCTGCTTACACCGATTACAGCCGCCGCCTGATGCTGCAGTCCAGCATCGACGTCGAGAACATGGTCCGCAACGACCTGGCTCGCGTTCTTGCGCTGAAGATCGACGCCGCTGGCCTTTATGGCACCGGCAGCAACAGCGAACCCCTCGGCCTGAAGCTGACTACCGGCATCGGAACTGAGGATTTCGCCGCTGCAATCCCGACCTTCGCTGAGGTCGTGGCGCTTGAGAGCGACGTGGCAACTGCCAACGCGCTGCTCGGCAGCCCTGTCTACCTGATGAACGCTGCAATGCGCGGCGGTCTGAAGACGAAGGCCAAGGACGCAGGCTCTGGCCTGTTCGTGATGGAAGGCAACGAAGTCAACGGCTACCGCGGCGTGCTCTCCAATCAGGTTGAGTCCGGCGATCTGTGGTTCGGCAACTTCGCTGACCTGATCATTGGTTACTTCTCCGGCCTGGACCTGATGGTTGACCCCTACACCCACAGCACCTCCGGCACTGTGCGTGTTGTCGCCATGCAGGATGTGGACATCGCCGTCCGTCATCCTGAGTCCTTCAGCCGCGGCAACGACACCCTCTGATCATGTTGATCAAGGTCCTACGGCAGACAATGCTGGCAGGGCGGGTGGCCAGAATCGGGGATGTCCTTGAGGCATCCCCCTCTGACGCCAAGCTCCTGATCGGTATTGGCAAGGCTGTGGAGGCCATCGCAGAGGTGGCCGATGTGGTTCAGGATTTGCCTGAACCGATCCGTAAACCAACAACCCCCAGACGGAGGGCTAAGCCATGACCATCCATAACCTCGGATCCAAAACGGATCTGCTCGAAGTTCACAACAACGCAGTGGTCGCATCGACCGGCGCTGGCACTCCTGCCAACGTTGACCTGCTGGACTATGAAGGCGACGTTGCCTTCATCATCGATGCTGCTGCGGCCGGTTCTGGCGTCACCCTGACCGCCAAGATCCAGCACAGCAACACCACCACCTCCGGCGATTTTGTCGACGTGACTGGTGGCGGCTTCACCGCTGCTGCTGCTAACACCGCCTTCCAGGAGAAGATCTACCTGAACAGCAACGACCTGCGTCGTTATGTTCGCGTGCTCTTCACCGTGACCGGCGGCACCGGCACCGGCGCTGTTTCGGTGGTTGCTCTTGGCTCGAAGAAGTACAGCTGATGGCCTTTACGGAGGATCTCGGCATCTTCCTGGCGGACTTCGGCGTCAGCTGCACAGCTGGCGCCGTTACCGCTTTGGGCATCCTTGACATGCCCAGCCAGGTGCTGGCCAATGGCATGGTGCTCAGCACTGACTACACACTGACTGCCAAGGCTTCTGACTTCGGCACACTGACCCGCGGCAGCTCGATCACGGTCGACGCTGTGGCCTACACGGTGCGGGAGGTGATGCTAATGGATGACGGGAAGATTGTTCAACTCGGACTTCAAAAGACATGAGCACGATCCTGGGCGGCAATGCAGACCGGCCGCAAAACATCCACACCTTTGCGGCGATCACCGACACGACTGGCTCTAGCGCTTCGATCGAGTGCGATGGCACGGTGATCACGACGTTCGACAAGATCGCCGGCGGGCAGATCACCTATCACCTGCAAGGGTCGATGAACGGGACGGACTGGGCGAACATGGACGAGGCCAAGACCAAGGACGTCGGCAACTACATTCACACCTATTACGGCTACGCGGTGCGCTACCTGCGGCTTGACGTGACCGCTAGCGCGGCTGGCCGTAGCATCACGATGACGGTCTGCTGCGATTCATGACGACCCGCCGCGAGACGATCCTGGCAGCCATCGCGTCCACGCTGGCGGGCACTACGGGCGTGAGCACGCGGATCTACCGCAGCCGCGTGGAGCCGCTCACAAGGGGCGAAAGCCCGGCGCTGGTGATCGAACCGATCAGTGACAGCGCTGAGCAGCTGACCAGCTTGCCCACCCTGGACTGGTCCCTGACGGTGCGGATCGCCGTGATCGTGCGGGGCAACATCCCTGACCAGCTGGCAGACCCAACGATTGAGAGCCTGCACAGCAAGCTGATGGCAGATCTGACCCTGGGCGGCTACGCGATCGACATCCAGCCGCAGGCGGTCAATTTTGAAATGGTTGAGGCGGATCAACCTGCAGGTGTCATCACCTGCGACTACCTGATCCGGTATCGCACCACTGTCGCTAATCTGGCCACAGCGTAGTGGCTACGATGGTGGACGAATACCACGGCCAGGGCGGCTCGTACGCGCTGGATCCGAAGACCGGCAAACGCAAGCTCATTGAGCGGACAGAGCCGGCGCAAAACCCCAGCCTTGAGGTATTGACCAATGCCGCTCCTGACCCGCAAGCGCCTGATCCTGGCGAAAGCTGAATCGACCTACGGCACCGACAGCACCCCTGCCGGCACTGATGCGGTGCTGGTGCGCGATCTGAGCATCACGCCACAGCAGAACGAGACGGTTGATCGGCAGCTGATCCGCCCTTACCTGGGCGCATCGCAGCAGCTGCTGGCGAACACCCGCGTCGAGGTGACCTTTCAGGTTGAGATGGCCGGCTCCGGCACCGCTGGCACCGCCCCGCGGTTCGGGTCAATCCTCAAGGCATGCGGCTTTAGCGAGACGGTCGTTGCATCCACAAGCGTCACCTATGCACCGGTCAGCAGCAGCTTCAGCTCAGTCACGCTGTACTACAACGTCGATGGCGTGCTGCACAAGGTGACCGGCTGCCGCGGCACCTTCACGATCAACGGCACCGTTGGTGAGATCCCTTACATCGAGTTCACGATGACGGGCATCTACAACGCCCCGACTGATACCGCTGCACCCAGCACGACCTACAGCAACCAAGCATCGCCCCTGGTGTTCAAGCAGGGCAACACCAGCAGCTTCCAGCTGTTGAGCTATGCCGGTTGTCTGCAGTCGGTTGAGATCAGCATTGGCAACGAGGTTGCCTATCGCGAGCTGGTCAACTGCACCAAAGAGGTGCTGATCACCAACCGGGCCGTCACTGGCACGCTCATGATCGAAGCGGTGACCATCGCGACCAAGGACTATTTCGCCGCAGCACTGACCGACAGCACCCTGGGTAACCTGCAGTTCACCCATGGCACCACTGCCGGAAACCGCGTCGTGGTCAGCAGCTCCACGATCGACATCGGCGCTGTCAGCTACGACGACTCTGATGGGATTCAGATGCTGTCGATCCCTGTGGTTGCAGTTCCCGGCAGCTCAGGCAATGATGAGATCAGCATCGCGTTCACCTGATCGATCTGCATGGCCTTTGTCCTGAAGCAATCCGTCACCTACTCATGGCCGGTACCCTTTCGGGTGCCGACCGATGGCGGCAAGTACGACAAGCAATCCTTTGACGCTGAGTTCAAGCGGCTGCCGCAGACACGGATCAACGAGATTCAGTCTGAGGTGCAGGCTCGGATCAAGGCTGCTGAACGTGGCGAGGCGTTCGAGTCCGACATCTCGGACATCTCGATTGCTGATGAGGTGCTTGCCGGCTGGGCCGGGGTGGTTGATGACGAAGGCGAAGAGGTGGCGTTCACGGCCGCCAGCAAGGCGCAACTGCTCAACATCCCAGGCCTGGCCGGCTCCATCGTCGAGGCGTATTTCGAGAGCGTCTCAGGCCGCAAAGCAAAAAACTGACCGAGGCTGCGCGGTACTGGCTGACTGGCGGCGTGATCGACCAGTCAGCTGATGACGCTGCAGCCTTCGGGATTGACATGGGAGAGCCGCCGCCGCCTGAGCATTTTGAGGTTGAGCCTGACGCGTGGGATGCGGTGCAGATGTTCCTCCGCTGCCAGACGCAATGGCGCACCGGGCCGAGCGGCGTGATCGGCCTTGATTATCTGGCGCTTGAGATGGCGTTTAGACTGTATGGAGCATCGGATCCTGCCGCCATGTTGGAGGACATCCAAGTCATGGAAGGCGAGATCCTGTTGACTGCGCAGCAGGAGGCCAGCTGATGGCGCTCAACATGGACGCAGCCGTCAAGATCAAGGCCAGCGTCGACGGACTGCAAGAGATCAGCAGCCTCGAGCGCAGCCTGAAGGGCGTCGAGGGTCAGGCATCACGGACTGCTGGCGTGATGGGCCGGATGCGTGGCGCGGCTAGTGGCCTGAGCGGTGCGCTCGGCAGCATCCTCCCCGCGGTGGGTGTGGCTGGCATCGCAGCCCTGGGCAAGCAGGCGATTGATGCAGCCGACAACCTGAACGACCTGAGCCAACGCGTTGGCGTTGCGGTGCCAACGCTCAGCAAGTTTGGCGCGGCAGCAGAGGACAGCGGCAGCAGCATCGAAGAGGTGGCCAAGGCGATGGGCAAGCTGTCGAAAGGAATCGTCGATCCTGCGTCCAAGGCAAACGAAGCGCTCAAGTCGATCGGCATCAGCTCAACCGACGCATCGGGCAAGGTGCGCAGCGTTGACGCGATCATGCTCGACCTGGCCGACAAGTTCGCCAAGATGCCCGATGGCGCAGCGAAGACGGCGTTAGCGATGGATCTGTTTGGCAAATCAGGGATGAACCTGATTCCGATGCTGAACGGCGGTCGTGATGCGCTCAGCCAATATGCCGCCACCATCGACACCGAGATGGCCGAGGCAGCCGACAAGTTCAACGATGCGCTCAATGCCGTTGCGCGAAGTCTGGCCGGGCCGTTCAATCAAGCTGTCACGGCGCTGCTGCCGCTGATCACGCAAATGGCTAATGCCATCGCTGGATTGGCGGAGGCGTTCGCCAAGCTCCCCGCACCAGTGCAGGGGTTTGTCGGCGGCATCGCTGCCCTGGCCGCCGCGTTCGTCGTGCTGGCCCCTGTGATCACCGCTGTTGTCTCGGCAGTCACTGCCCTTGGACCCGTGATCGCCGGCATCTCTGGCGCGCTCAGCGGCCTTGGCGCCGTGCTCGCCGGCGTGTTCAGCGGGCCTGTTGGTTGGGTGGCGCTGGCGATCGCCGCAGGTGCAGCCATCTATGCGTTCCGCGACAACATCGCAGACGCGTTCGGTGCGATTGGATTCGCGCTAACCGAGGCAACCAAGGCGTTCAAGATTGCATTCATCGATCCCGTGACCGGGTTCCTCGATGGCATGTGGCGCAACATCAAAGAGATGTTCGGCCGCCTTGCTGAGGCCCTGGCGGCGCCATTCAAGGTGGTTGCCGAGACCATTCGAGGCGTGGTCAACAGCATCATTGGTGGCATTCAAACCGCGATCAATGGCGCCATCAGCGGCATCAACCGCCTGATCTCACAAGCCAATCGCGCGCTGTCGGTCGTTCGTTTGCCGCAGATCCCAGAGGTGTCAACCGTCTCCCTGCCACGCTTTGCAGATGGCGGCGTTGTCAGCCGCCCCACGCTGGCCATGGTTGGTGAAGGCGGCGAGCCTGAATACATCGTGCCCCAATCCAAGGCAGGGGCATTTGCCGCCAACTGGATGGCCGGCCGCCGTGGCGCTGCAGCCATCCCGGCAACCACCGGCGGGGGCACGGCACAGATCAACATCACCACCGGTCCTGTGCTGCAGCAGAACGGCGCGCGATACGTCACGATGAGCGACATGGAGCAAGCGCTGCAGACCATGGCCGACACCCTGCTCGGCAGTGTGCGCTCTGCAGGTGGCCGCCGTTATGTGGGCCTGGCATGACAAGCAGCAGCAGGTCACAAGCGCAGTACCTGCGCATCTATGACGGCTCTGGCACCTATGCCAGATGGCAGGGCTACTACGTCGGCTCGACCGTCACCTTGGATGCCTCCAGCTGGGAGTACTACCCATTCATCGTCAACGGCCTGATGTCAGGTGCCAGCGGCAAGGACTCCGGCATCTCGATTTCAGTGCCGGCCACCGCCACAGCAACCAGCGTGCTGCTGACAGCGCTCAAGAACAAACAGCTTTGCGAGATCAAGATCTACGAGTTCAGCAGCCTTGCTGATCAGTCAACGCCGCCAGCCAGTCAAGTCCTGATCACGTCCTACCTGGGTGAGGTGATCTCCATGCGTGGATCATTCACTCGCATCGAGGCAGGCCTTGGCTCTGCGCTGGCGCCCGTTGGTGCACAGGTGCCGCCGCGGAAGTTCACAAACAAGTTGGTCGGCGTACCATTGCGGCTATGAGCATCGAGATCCGCGATCCGTTAGCGCTGCTGCCGCATCAGGCAGGGCTGGTCGTGGCGCCGTTGCAGGAGCAAGCCGCCGAGGGTCAGGTTGATCTGGCGGTCAGGCAGAAAGCTGTCGTGATCGGTGAGCCGGTGCCGATCATCTTCTGCCTCAGGGCCAGCAGCAATGGTGGCGTGCTGGTCAGCCCTGGCGCCAGTGAAGGGCGATTCGAGAACGCAGCGGTTACCAACACGCTGACAATGAACCTCGAGCTGGTGCTGACCGAGGGCAACCTGGTCGATTCGCTCACGCCGTCGCAGCTGTACCAGGGCAACTGCCGCCAGGGCAGCTGGCTCCGCAGCTACAACCGCCGAGCCGGGTCATGGACACCGGGGAACGCGATCACCGCCGTCAGCGGTACCACCTATTGGAACTGCCCGGTTGAATGCGGCACCAGTGGCAACTACGAAGATCTGACCACGCTCAGCTTCACCAATACCTACCTGGATGGCGACGACACATGGA